ACGCTTTTCGAATTCCTTGAAGCCTTCAATGCGCGTGTTGACTTCAGCAGCGCTAACGCCGCGGCTACCACCGCGCCGGCTAGCTAAATACTCTCTAAGCCTAACGCCCATCTGTTCCCTTCTCTTTGCAGAAGATGCGCAAGCCGTCGCGCCGGCCTATCTCTTCAAAGCCTAAAATGTCATACTCACGCGACTCGAATATGATCGTGTCATCTTGAGCGATGGCCAGGCCGCCAGCGTCGTCGCTAGGGTTAGGGTGCCGAACGATGAATGCCAGGTCGCGTTGCGGGTAGATCTGATAAGCCTTCATGCTTTCGCTTGCGCTGCCAGCATAAACAACTTGAGCCCACATGCTGGTATCTGTGGAGCTGGCAGCCGTCGGCTGGCCGTAGTCGTCTTGCGCAAGCGTCACCTGCCTGAGCGTGATAGCTCTATCTCTAAGGCCTGCGTTCTTCATGGCTGATGCAGAATGCGGAAGCCGTTAAGCAAAGCGTCGGTGCCCAGCTTGACGCGCGTAGTTATGGAGCCAGTCACCTCATCTGTGCGCATGTCGTAGAGATGGCCAACGATTAGCTTGATCGCGCTAATGATGGGAGCGGGAATGTCTGCCGGAGCGTATCCAGCTGTGAACTCAATGCGGATAGGCGTAAGCTCGTACTCTTCTAAGCTGGGCACATCGTGAAAGTATATCTGCCCTGGCTGCCGCTGAATGTCGTAGTGGACTAGCGTAGAGCTCAAAGTCTGCTCTGTTCCGCTTTGGTTGTCATACTTAACATCCCCCACCGCTGAGAGCGGCCCCACTGGAAAGGTAGCTAAGCGCCACTGTCGAAGGTATCCCGTAGCGGAATACGAGCCTAAAAGCACGTTGCAGTAGTTTTCAACGTAGGCGATGGCTGAGAGGCGTGCAGCTTCTATCAAAGTATCCTCAAGTGCATGAGTTACACGTAGATGCTTCTTGAGCTCCACTGTTGAAATAATCTGCTCGGCTAACGACGTAGAGCTAACGTCGGTTTGCAAAGCGCCTATAGTGACTTGCATAGCATAAAAATAAGAAAGCCCAGCTGTTAGGCCGGGCTTTCTCGATGTTGTTAGACTACTATTAGTCGTTGGTGACAGCTTCGTGACGCGCAAGCGCTGCAGCTTGACGGATGTCAAAGTCATAGAAGCGGTTGACGTGCAAATTGATTTGCCCAGTGCCGGCCGCGCTGTATGGATCAACCAACAAGTCAATACCACCAAAGAACGCCATGATACAACCTTCAGCAAAGTTGCCCAGGACTACATGCTCGCGGTTCGCTTCGTTAATGTGCGGTGTAGCAAAGTAACGATACTCACCCAGCAGAGTCGTGATAGCGGCAACAGCTGCACCCTGGCGCAACAAAGCGTGGGCGGTGGTCGTGTCAGCTACCAAGCTAATGTTGCTCATGGTGGCGCCAGCGTTCGCAACTGCCTGCTCCAGCGCAAACACAGTTGCGTTTTGGTTGGCGATTGTCAAGTCTGCTGTTGTTACAGCTGTGCCGCTATCGGTTACAGCTGCAAAGCAAGTCTGGTCGATAAGCGTGTTGATGCCACCAATGAGATCGCGAGCAATAACAGCATCGACGTCAGGCCCACCCTGAAGCAAAAGGAGCTTAGAGTAGGTCGTCTTGTTAGCTACACGCTGCGGAGAGAGCGAGAGCGTATCCATCTCCATACCGCTGTTGGCACTAGCATCGACCTCTCCTTCGGCAAGAGCTCCAGCCTTAGTGCTTACACGCGGGAACTGCAGGTTGCCAGTGGCGTTGTTGATGACAGTAGTGCCGACTTGCTGAATCAGCGAAGGAGCACGCAGCGCCTCGATAGCGTTGCCTACCTCAGTAGCGACAAAGCCGGAGCCGTCACCGCTACCAGCTTGGAAGTTGTCAGCTGCACCAGCACGAAGCGCAATGCCAGGGATGCCGATGTTACCGTTAGAGCTGATACCAGCGAGAGCGGCCTCGCGGCTGTACTCCTGAGCCCATTCCAATTCAGCGCCAGTAAGGTGGCGGCCTTCAGCGATGCTCATAATAGCGCGCTGCAGGCTAAACTTGCTGTTCACCTTGTTAACCTCGCGCTGCTCGCTCTGGCTGCTTACGTTGCTAACGCGCGCAAGGCGTGCAGCAGCGTCAGCTTCTTGGCGCTTCAGTTCGATTTTCTTGTCGAGCTTAGCCAGCTCGTCTACCATATTGCGCGCGACAATCATATCGTTGTCGCTGATCTCTTCAGTGGATTCGTCAAGCTTAGCGACAAAGCTCTGGTGCTCTTCGCTCTTCTGCTTGCGCAATGCCTGGAGATCTTCAAGCGTGTATTTACGCATAGTCTCTACAGTTTTATTTTCTTCTTTCTGACGAGCCACTACGGTAGTAGCTTCATACGCAGGGTAAGTTACGGGAGAAACGTCATAAAGTTGCCCTACTTTCTCAATAACCATAACGCCTTCTTCGAAGCGGCGTTCGCTGATATTGAACGCAAAGGAGCTCTGCGATACGAGGCCACGCTTAACCATTGCATATAGATCGCGGCCAGCTTGAGTGTCGATGACATCGGCTTTATAGTACAGCCCATTCTCGTCTAGCGAAAGCTTTAGCGTGCCGTTAGTCGTGCGAGCAAACGGCATGTTGTTATCGTGGTTAAACAACAGCCTAACGTCGTCATCTAGACGGCCTTCAAACGCGCCACGCTCGATGCGCTCACGCTGGCCGCCGACGACTGTCTCTTCATCGTAGAGAGCTGCATAGCCCTCTAGCGTCATTGGCTTCTTTCCTGCGCGCAGTTCAGCTGTGCGCTTTAGAATTTCATTGTTCTGTTCCTCCATCTTGTGTGAGTTTGTCGCTGTAAGCCTGCAAGCGGTCTAGAGCGATCTGGTTTACTTGTACTGTGTGCGTATCGCCTCCGGTGACAGGGTTCATGTCTTCGCGCTTGCGCACTTCATTAATGCTCATAACGCCAGACTGCAGCATCTCTTTGTAGAACTGAGCGCGGCTGTTGTTGTCAGCGCGATACATCGAGTCCATATCTAGGCGGATGTAGTGGTCGCGCACGTCAACGCCAACGATAAGCTTGCGGTCTAGCTCTTGCTCGATGCGCTTAACCCAGGGCAGGAGCGTATGCTGCCTGAACATCAGGTTCTGTTGCTCGACGTTGTTGTATGTCGTTTGGCTTTCAAGCTGCACCAGCGCAGGCGGAACGCTGAAAATGCGGCAGATTTCTTCAGCTTGGAATTTCCTGGTCTGAATAAACTGCGCTTCTTCTGGCGGGATGCCGATGCGGTTGTAGCGGAAGCCGAAAGGCAGGAGCTTGGTGCCGGCAGTGTTGCTGCTTTGGTTCCAGCTTTGCTGAATCGTTTCTATCTGCTCGTTCTTTAGCGGCTGCTCAGAGCTAAGAACGCCAGTCATCTGGCCGCCGTTAGCGAAGTACTGCATGCCGTACTCTTCAGCCGCTTTAGCCAGGCCAATGTTTTGAGCGTGCAAGCGTATCGGACTCATGCGGTCCAGGTTACAAATGACGAGCATTTGCATATCGCGAAGGATGCGGCCGTTAGTTAGCTTGTATGAGCTGTAAGTGTCGTCGACTGGGCGCACGTCGTAGTAGTTCAACAGCTTCAGCTCTACTGGCTGTCCCTGCTCCCTGACTATTTCAGCGTAGCCGCAGCCATACATACAGGCCTGCGCTATTAAACTCTCAAAGAATTCGTAAGCTGTACAGTATTCAGCTGGGTTGCTCAGCAGGATTTGCGCATTGTTATTTGGCGCATGCTCTATACCTTGTGGCCCCCGACGCATCACCAGCATAGGCATCGCCGCGATAGAGCTACTAATCTTGCTCACGCAAGCGTAGACAGCGGAGATTGCCATGCTGTTGGTTTCATTCATCACGATATTCCGAAAGCCGTAGCCATTAATGCCCATCTGGGCAGCAATGCTTGTGCTGTCATACTTCGCGACGCGTGCCCGCTGGAATACATCCAGGAGGCGTTGTAGCCTATTTGCCATGCTATAAAGATAAATAAGTAGGCCCGCCGTTGCGAGCCTACCAATCCTTAACACATGAAACGCTACAGACTAATAATCGAGAGGATTACGTCCTCGTCTTCTGCATTGTTAAAGTAGCAACCGAGCGCCATAATGCTGGCGACGATGCCATCTACTTTCTGACTTTCTGCATTCTTTTTTTTGCTGACCTTTATATTATCAGCGTCGTCGCGCTGTAGCTGTACGCAGCCAATCTGCCAGCGCAAAACTGGATGAGCTTCATGAATGACCTTCCCCTGACACATCAAGCGCTCAAGTTCCTTAGTGGGGTAGCTCATGGACGCGTAGCCCTGGCCAAACTTCTGGCAGTCTATTCCTGCAGCGATAAGTTCAGGAACGACCATTTCAGCATAGTAGCGATCAAAAGCGAGCGCTTTCACATCGTATTGCTCATTTGCGGCGAGGATGTAGTCGCGGACCGCATTCATGTCAGTGACGTTCCCTTCGGTGATGGTGACGAAACCTGCACGCTGGAATGCGAAGTAGTCGACGCCGCCACTCTTCTCCTTGCTTTGCGCCTTAACACTATTGCAGAAGTGGTGCACACGTAGATAGAAGCAGTCTTCTTCGTCGTCGCGCCAGATGAGAGCGACAGCGGTTAAATCTTTTACGCTTGCTAAATCCAAGCCGATGTAGCACGGTAAGCGCTTCAGCTTGTCGCTTGGCACCTCGGCCGCGCCGCGCATGAATTCCTCGTCTGTAAGCCAGCGCGTTTCGCTTGCCGTCCAGATATTTAAGTGCAAGCGCAGGAAAGTGTTCAGCTGGCGGCTGTTGCTTTCGCACTTGCGCACTTCCTGCTCGAAATAGGCGCGCTTGCAAATCGAGCCGAAGCCGGGATTCGCTTTGCGCCAGGTCTCTTCTTTTCTCCAATCGTCCTGCTCGTTAGCTGAATAAATGATAGGCAAAAAAGTAGGGTCTTCTATCTGCCCATCGCGCACCTGCTCGGCGTATTCATGCACTTCGTAGCAGATGCTGTTAACGTCATGGCCAGCAGTAGTGATAGCGACGACAAGCGGCTGAGCTCTGGCGCCGGTGCTGGTAGTGAGTACGTCCCACAGATCGCGGTTAGGCTGCGTGTGGAGCTCGTCGAAGATGACAGCTGAGGCGCTGAAGCCGTGTTTCGTGTTAGCCTCGGCGCTAATAGCTCGGTACCAGTTGTTCTTATACTCTAAGCTGTTCTGCTTAATCTTCACATGCTTGCTCAGCACCTTGCTCTGACGCACCATAGCGGAAGCAACTTCAAAGACAATACGCGCCTGGTTGCGATCGCCAGCAGCTGAGATGACTTCAGCCCCGTGCTCGCCATCTTTAAGCAGGTGATAGAGCGC